ATAAAGAATCTATTAGACAGCGGGAGGAAAGAAGATGCAAGAACAAGACAAGTGTGCCTGTCACACAAAAGAAAAAGAACAATCGGGGGAATGTTGTAAACAAGAAAAGCCCAATGCTCTAGACGAGTTTTGGACTTCACTAGGAGAACCTGATAAATGCAAGAAACCGAAATAGATCCAGTACACATAGTATATAAAGTACAAAAGATGCTTAATGAACTTATGGAAAGCAACGCTCAAGTTTTACTTGGTGGCGGTGTTGACAATATGGAGAAATATAACTATATTCTAGGTAAGATCCATGTTACGGATCAAATTAAACAGGAAATCTCTAACCTGCTAAACCCAAAGGAGCCAGAACCAGATGATGACAAAGTCACACGCATTAGAAGATAAATACAAAGAAGAAGCTACACAAGCTAAAGAAGAAACTCAAGAAACAAGTTTAGAAAAGTTACCGAACCCGACTGGGTGGCGTATACTAGTCATGCCTTTTAAAGTTAAAGAAGAAACTAAAGGTGGAATTATTATTGCACAAGAAACATTAGACCGAGCACGAGTATCAACGCAAGTTGGTTACGTGTTAAAGATGGGTGATCTTTGTTATGAAGACAAAGAAAAATATCCTACCGGCCCATGGTGCGCGGAGAAACAATGGGTGATTTTTGCACGTTATGCAGGATCACGTATGGAGATTGATGGTGGCGAGATAAGAATGTTAAACGATGATGAGATATTAGGGACAATAGAAAACCCGGAAGATATCTTACACGCAATGTAAATCATAGGAGGATATACTATGCAAGACGAAGAAAAAACAATAGACGTTGGCGAAGCTGACGAACAAGAAACAACGATTGATTTAGATGCACCTGCAGCTGCACCAATCGAAGAAGAAATACAAGTAGAGGAAACTGTAGAAGAGGTTAAAGAAGAAGAAACCCCTGACAAACCTAAAGATGAACTAGGTGAATACAGTGAAGGCGTACAAAAAAGAATAGCTAAGCTAACACGTAAAATGCGTGAAGCCGAAAGACAAAAAGAAGAAGCTATTCAATATGCTAAATCTATACAGGAAAAAACTGATTCTTTAAAAAATAAATATGAAAAACTTGATTCCGACTACACACAAGAATTTGAAAAAAGAGTTACTACTAATATAGACGCAGTTAAACAAAAACTTGCTATTGCTATAAATAGTGGTGATGTTGAAGCACAGGTTGCGGCACAGTCAGAATTGGCGCAATTAACGATGGATGCAACTAGATTAGCTAGGATTAAAGAGATAGCTGAAACACCAGTTGCACAACCAGTTGCTACAACTACACCAGAACCAGCAAAACCAAAGGCACCTTTAGACCCTCAAGCAGACGCTTGGGCTGCTAAAAACTCTTGGTTTGGCACGGATAATGCTATGACTTACACCGCTTTTGACATACATAAAAACTTAGTTGAAGAAGAAGGTTATGATCCTTCATCAACTGAATATTATGCAGAAGTAGATAAAAGAATAAGGGTTGCATTTCCTAACAAATTTGCTAATGTAGAGGAATCTACAACTGAACCAGTTCAGAACGTAGCAAGTGCTCGACGTCCAGCAAGTACAAAAGGACGCAGAAAAACTGTGAAACTCACACCGTCACAGGTAGCAATTTCTAAAAGATTAGGTGTGCCACTCGAAGAGTATGCGAAACAATTAGCCGCGAAGGAGGTATAAGCATATGACTAAAAAAGAAACAGATACTACTGTTAAAACTTCCCGCGTGAGCGAAACTAGGGTTAAACAAGAAAAACCTAAAGTTTGGGCTCCCCCATCTTCTCTGGATGCACCACCTGCGCCAGATGGTTTTAGACATAGGTGGATACGTGCTGAGACACAAGGCTTTGATGATACAAAGAATATGTCCGGTAAAATAAGATCTGGTTGGGAATTGGTGAGAGCCGATGAATATCCAGGATCCGTGTATCCAACACATGACAAAGGCCAATATGCAGGAGTGATCGGGGTCGGTGGCCTATTGCTGGCTAGGATACCAGAAGAACTCGCAAAGTCACGTGAGGCTTACTTTAATCAAGTAAACAACGATCGTAATGAGGCTTTAGAAAACGATGTTTTGAAGGAACAGCACCCAAGCATGCCAATCAATCAAGAACGGCAGGCACGTGTAACCTTTGGTGGTACAAAGAAAGACTAATTTTTTAGTAATTCCTATCCACCGTAACAACAACTAAACCTTTAAGGAGGATAACAATATGGCTAATAAAGATGCCGCATTTGGTATGAGACCTGTAGGAACGTTGAGCGGTCAAAACAACATGATGACTAATGAATACTTTATAGCAGACAACGAAGCGTCTTCTATGTTTCAAGGTGATCCAGTAATTCAACAAGCTAGTAACACTGGCTTTATTGATATTGGTGCAGCCGGTAGTGAAAGTAACATTGGTGTATTGAATGGTGTTTTAATTGACAACAATCCTGTAACAGGAAAACCATCTTTCCAGAACCATTACACTCAAACGAATGTAACTTCTGGATCAATAAGAGCTTTTGTATACGATGATCCGTATATGAAGTTTGAAATACAAGGGGATACTGGAACAAATTCTGATGTTACAGATCGTCATGAAGTAGCTGACTACGTAAACATGGGCACAGAATCTGCTAACGGAATATCCGCAGCAGAACTTGACATGAGTGATTTAGCTGCAACTGATGGTTCGTTAAAAATCGTTGGATTTTCTACAGACCCTGAAAACAATGAACTTGGAGCTGCGCACATGAATTACATAGTAATTTTCAATGAGCATAACTTCAAAAAAGAACTATAATAGCAGGAGGATTATAATATGGCTATATCAAGACAACAGCTCGCTAAAGAGCTTGAGCCAGGTCTGAATGCATTATTTGGACTTGAGTACAAAAACTACGAGAATCAACACACGGAGATTTTCGACACTGAAACAAGTGACAGAGCTTTTGAAGAAGAAGTAATGTTAACTGGTTTCGCAAACGCGTCAGTTAAAGCTGAAGGTTCTGCAGTATCTTTCGATAGCGCAAACGAGTCTTTCACTTCACGTTACACTCACGAGACAATTGCTCTCGCTTTTTCTATTACAGAAGAAGCTATTGAGGATAACCTGTATGATAGTATCGCTAAACGTTATACGAAAGCACTAGCAAGATCTATGGCTAACACGAAGCAAATCAAAGCAGCAAACGTATTAAACAATGCGTTCAGCTCTGGTTCTGCTGGCGGCGACGGGAAAGAGCTTTGCGCTACTGACCACCCAACACAAGCGGGTACTTTCAGTAACGAATTGGCTACTTCCGCAGACCTTAACGAAACATCGTTAGAGCAAGCAATGATTGACATTGCTGCTTTCACTGATGAGCGTGGTCTGAAAATTGCAGCAAGAGGAGTAAAAATGATTATTCCTTCTGAGCTACAATTTACAGCTGAAAGACTGATGAAGACAGCTAACCGTACTGGTACTGCTGATAATGACATCAATGCGATCGTATCTAAAGGTATGATCTCTGGTGGTTATGTAGTGAATAACTACTTAACTGACACTGATGCATTCTTCATTAAGACTGATGTTCCTAACGGATTAAAGATGTTCCAAAGAGCAGCTTTAAAAACTGCTATGGAAGGCGACTTCGATACAGGAAACGTTAGATACAAAGCGAGAGAAAGATACAGCTTCGGCTTCTCTGACCCTCGTGGAATCTTCGGATCTCCAGGTGCTTAATCACTAGATTAAGACTAAGATATTAAGGGGCCTTCGGGCCCCTTTTTATTTGCATAAACACATTTAAAAGCGTATAATTCACCCACTGCATAATTAAAATTAGTTAATATAGACTCATGCAGTAGATTTTCTCAGGACTATATTAACGGAAAACGGAGACAAAATATGGGTAATACAACTTATTCGGGTCCTTTAAGATCTGAAAGCACAATTAAAACTGTCAGTAAAAATGCATCTACGGGAGCAATTACTGAAATTATGACTATGGGTGATGCACCTGTTGCACTAGCGGATGAGAACAAAACTCTTGATGCTGCAACACACAGTGGTAGAACACTTGTAGTTCCTGCACTAGCAGCTAATAGAACTATAACTTTACCGGCACCAGTTGCGGGTCAAAGCTATAAACTTATTTATGGTGGCGCAGCAGAAGAAGCAGAGAACCTAATTCTATTAACACCAGGAAACAGTAATTTCTTTTTAGGTGGTATTGTACATTTAGATTCTAATGCTGATAACGTATCTGTTTATTCTAACGGAAGCTCTAACTCCAGCTTAACTCTTACAGACTTTGGTGTGTTTGAGATTAACGTTGTAGCTAAAGATAGTACTAATTACTATATTTGGGGTTACCAAGAAGGTGCAGACGTACCTGCATTTGCAGATCAATAATAATTAACTCTGAGTAGGGGAGTAATGTCCCCTACTCTTTAGTAGGAGAAATAAAATGGCAGACGTAGTATTAAATCAAACACTTTTTGAAGGTGATAAAAAAATAGTTACACACTATCAAAACGTATCAGACAACGCCGGTGGCACAACTAAGATTGTTGACGTGTCAGCATTAACGGCAAGAGGTGACGGTGCAACACCAGCAACAGTTACTTTAAACAAAATATGGTATAGCGTATCAATGACAGCAAAAGTAGATTCTGTTAAATTGATGTGGGATGCAGACACTGATGCAACTTTTTTAACAGTAGAGGGTGATGGTTATCTAGACTATAGCTCTATTGGTGGTATTAAAAATAATGAAGCTACTAATTTTACTGGTGATGTTGTAATTGTAATGCCTGCTTGTACTGCTAATGACAGTGCAACCATTACATGTGAGTGGCTTAAAAATTATTAATAGGAGTAGCATATGCCAAACACTACTTCAGGAACAGCAACGTTCGATAAAACTTTTTCTATTGAAGAAATAATAGAAGAAGCATACCAGCGTGTAGGTATTCAAAATTTAACTGGTTATCAACTTAAATCAGCTCGACGTTCTTTAAATATAATGTTTCAAGAATGGGCTAACAGAGGTTTACATTATTGGGAACTTAAAGAAACTAATATTGATTTAGTAGAAAACCAAGCTGAGTATCATTTTTTTAGAAGTGCCGCAGACGACACTTCTGATTCTAATCGTGCACAAGCAACAACTAATCAAGTTGATTCTACTATATATGGTATCGATGATATTTTAGAAGCAACACATAGAACTAACAGAACTGCTAGTAATCAAGCAGATACTGCTATGAGTAAAATTGATAGGTCAACTTATTCCGCATTATCAAATAAACTATCATCAGGCACACCAACACAATATTATGTGCAAAGATTTATAGATAGGGTTACTGTAACTGTTTATCCGGTGCCTAGTTCAACATCAGCTAGTGCTGACATGCACATATACTATGTAAAAAGAATAGAGGATGTTGGAGACTATACTAACGCAACTGATTTACCTTATAGATTTGTACCGTGCATGGTATCAGGTCTAGCTTACTATTTGTGTCAAAAATATAATCCACAATTAGTACAACAAAATAAAATGTTGTATGAAGATGAATTAAATAGAGCTTTAACAGAAGATGGTTCTTCTACCAGCACTTATATAACTCCAAAGGTGTATTATAGTAATGTCTAATTTTGCAATAGGTAAAAAAGCTAAAGCTATTTCTGATAGAAGTGGAATGGCTTTTCCATACCAAGAAATGGTAAAAGAATGGAATGGTTCTTTAGTGCACATATCTGAGTTTGAAGCTAAACACCCACAGATAGAAAGAAAAGACCATAAAGTAGATGCACAATCATTGCGAGACGCGAGAACAGATAGAACTGAAACTGCTGTACCTAATTTGTTAAAAGACAATTCTTTTAAAACAGGAACTGCTGGCACAAGCGCTATAACAGTAACAGAATCCACACACGGTAGAGCAAGTAGTGATACAGTTAGATTTTATGGTGTTACTAGTTTTGATGGTATAGTAGAAACAAATTTAAATAAAACTGCAGGATATACAATAACAGTAGTCGATGCAAATACGTATACGTTTACAGTTTCAACAGACACAGCAACAACTGGTAATATAACAGGAGGGGGTTTCCGATCTTACGCTGGACCGGCAACAATAGTAGCATGACAACATACGCGGAATTAAAACAACAAATACTAGACTACACTGAAACCGATAGTAATGTTTTAACAGACACTATTGTTAATGATATTATAGAACATGCAGAATTAAAAATATTTAGGGAAATTGATTTAGATGTATTTAAGAAATATAAAACAGCTAGTTTAACAACAGGAGACCCGTTTGTAGCTATGCCTGGAGCTACACCAAAACTTTTTGCAGCGGTTAGATATGTGCAAATATTTGGCACTGATAATATACGGGTTACTTTAGAAAAAAAAGATTCTTCTTTTATTAATGAATATGTACCAAACAGGACAACTACCGGAACACCTAAATATTATGCAAATTGGGATAACGACACAATATTACTTGCTCCAGCGCCCGATGCAACGTATACTGTAGAATTAGCGTATTATGCGCAACCAACAGGATTGTCTTCAAGTAACACTACTACTTGGGTCAGCAATAATGCACCTTTATTATTGTTATATGCCTGCCTTGTAGAAGCTTTTAAATTTTTAAAAGGCCCTGCTGATATGCTTAATGTTTATACTCAAAGTTATCAAACAGAGCTACAAGTTTTAGCCCAAGAGCAAATGGGTAAAAAAAGAAGAGATGATTATATGGATGGAACGATTAGGGTACCGTTACCCTCCCAACAACCTTAAGGAGAATATATATGGCTAATATAATTAGTAATGTTTTTAAAGATCAGTTGTTAAAAGGCAACCACAATTTTCAATCAAGTGGCGACACTTATAAAATAGCTTTGTATACCTCATCTAGAACTGCAGCAGCAACAGACTCTGTATTTGATACAACTAACGAAGCAAGTGGTACCAACTATACTAGTGGTGGTAATACTTTAACTAACAATGGTGTAACTGGTGGATCGTCTGCTTCAACAGCTTTTATAGATTTTGCTGACACATCTTTCACTACAGCTACTATTACTGCAAAGTTTGCGCTTATCTATCAATCAAGTGGCGCTGCAAACAGTGCTAGTGCAAATGCAGTTTGTTGGTTAGATTTTGGTGGGGATTTTACAACTACTGCAGGAACTTTTACTATACAGTTTCCAGCAGCAGCAACGAGCACAGCAATTATAAGATTGGCATAAGGAGGCTAAATGGCGTTAGTACTTAACGAGAGAGTAAAAGAGACCACAACCACAACCGGCACCGGTGCGTTATCCTTGGGCGGTGCACCAACGGGTTTTGAAACTTTTGCTGCAGGTATTGGTAATTCTAATACTACTTACTATGCAATCTTTCACTCCACTGCAGATGAATTTGAAGTAGGTCTTGGCACACTAGACGGTGACAGTTCTGATCTTACGCGTACTACGGTATATGCCAGTTCTAACAGTGACAATGCCGTTAACTTTTCTGCTGGAACAAAAACAGTATTTTGTACTATGCCCGCGGCGCGGTCCGTATTCCTGGACGCAGACGGTGACGTTACTCTAGGTGCTAATTTAGACGTTGGTGGTAATCTAACTGTTACCGGTCTTTCAACTTTAAATGGTGGAACTCTAACTCTTGGTGATGCTAACACAGATAACGTTGTTTTTGGTGCTGATATTGAATCCGATATTACTCCTGATGACGACGGTACTTTTGACTTAGGTAGTGCATCTAAAGAATGGCAAGATTTATTTATTGATGGTACAGCAAAAATTGACACCCTAACCGTTGACGAGAACGCAACTGTTGCTGGTACACTAGGTGTTACTGGAGTAGTAACTGCTAATGCAGGTGTGGTTGTTGATAACTTTACTATTGATGGTTCTACCATAGCTTTATCAAGTGGAACCATGTTACTAGACTCAGCAGTACAAATTGTACTTGATGCAGATGGTGGTTTAATTCAGTTAAAAGATGGTGGTACAGAGTTTGCACAATTAAAAAACAGTTCTAGTGATTTACAAATAATAAGCATTGTACAAGATAAAGATATTATTTTTAGAGGGAATGACGGTGGCAGTTATTTAAATGCCCTAACTCTTGATATGTCAGATGCAGGAAAAGCTACCTTTAATAATGCAATAGTAGCCTCTGGCATTTCTCAATTTGCAGATGTCAATATTCCAGATAATAATGCTATTAGGTTTGGTAATTCACAAGAT